ACTTCAGCCAGCTATTGATACCAGCAATGCCGGTAAACGTGGCCGCGTTGGTGCCGTCATAGGCCGCAGTGTTGCTATTTGCATAGACAACAACGTCACCGTCGACGAGACCACTCATGTTCCACTGGGTGCTGGTGATGGTGACAAAACCCTTCAGCTCGTCAACGGCAGACACAAAGCAGTTCTGACGAGTTGCACCGCCGCTGCCAGTGCCGTTGCGACGAGTGATCAGAGTCGACGTCAGAATGTCGACGCGCTGGCCCACGTAGAAACGATCAATGGCGTAGTTGTTCGGACGGAAAGTGCAGCTATAGGGGCTGGCGCTTGTGCTGGGCAGCGTACCACGGCTAGCAACAGTGCAAAGCTGGTAGTTGCTGTTCTGGCTGGTGTACCAGTAATTGCACAGGGTGTGCGACAGGTTCTGAGCAAAGCCCTTCAGCTTCGGAGCGATCACGTCGCCGATGAAAGCCGGGGTGGCTTCCGCCTGCATTTCGCCCATGGTGACCGCAAGGTTGGTCAGCATGGCGCGCATGCCGATACCCAGACGGTAGCTGTTAATGGCCGGACCCTGCAGAGCGTCAGGCCACACCTTGGACGCCGTCTGCAGGTACATCTTGGCGTTGATGTTGGTGGTGCTGTCGCCGTACAGGACGAAATCGTCGTACGCCGCGTTCTTTCCCTGCTCGATCACGCCGGTCAGACCGCCGCGGTAGAGCTTCAGGATCTTCATGTCACGACCGATGGCCGAAGCGGGGCCCACGCCCTGCGAGGTCACGACAGTGTCGCGCCAAGCGGGGTCCAGGGTCGGCAGAATCGTGTCGACGTTCTTGTTGATGATCTCTTCGATCTGGTACTGATGCCGATCAAAAAGACTTCCAGAGGCTGCAAATGGCATGTTTCAGTTTCCTTGTAAACGGGGTTTAAGAAATCAGACGCGACCGTCAGTTCCCGTATCGAGGTTGGCGGCCAGACGGCTCAGCGCATCTCTGTTGTATGCGTCAAGAGCAGTCTCGATTTCGCCAGCACTGATACCCGGCTTCCACGTTGGAGCCGAGACGGGCTTACGGTTAGCAAACGCACTCGCACTGCTGTCTGTTTCCGGGGCCCGTCCCAAACGGTTAGGGTCACCGATTACCGAGCGGTACTTCGCAAGGACCTCACTAGTGGCCTTTGCTGACTCTTCTGAAATCCACGCTTCTTCAAAAGTCCCTGCAGCGGCCCTTCGAGACTTGAGATTCTCCAGCGTCTGCTGGCGAATGTCGCGTTCAAAAGCGGCTCGTGCTGCAGCGGAAGCTTCCTTTCCGTTGATCTCTTCGAGCTTGCCCAACATCGTACGGGCATCCTTATCCATGTCAAGACCCACAAGAATCTGGGTGTTCATACGCGAGTTCAACTGCTCTGCGCGCATGCGGTTCAGCTGCTCAGTTGCAGCCTGTGCCTGCTGCTGGGCCTGCATGATTGCATTGGCCACTTCTTCCGCGCTCTGATCGCCACCATCGTTGTCCGATTCAATATCGTTAGTAGTGCTCATTTGAGTTCCTTCGGTTTGTCCTTGCATCCAATCACGAACGTAAGTATCCACTTCTTCACCACGGTAGCCCATGTCAACAAGAAGCTGTCGAGCAGCCTGCTCTCGAACTTCCGTGTCAACGTCTGGGCGCATGACCTTGGTCGTTGCGTCACGGAAAGCCACAAGCTTGCTGTAGTCCTGCTGCAGGTACTCCAGGTTCTCGCGGGCTTCCACAAGTTCACGAATGGGGATCTCTTGTCCCCCCACGCGAACGGTGGCGTCAAGGTCTAGTGCGGGTTGTGAAGTGGTGTTTTCTTGCGGTGTCTCGTCTTGGGTCGTCTCGTCAACCATTCGGCATCATTCCTTGCATTGGGTTGGGCATTTGCGGCATTCCCATAGGAGGCTGCATGCCCATAACGGCAGCCTCATCTGGTGTCGGGACCTGCTGCGGCAGGGTCTGGCCCATGAATCGCAGCATGGCATCTCGGAACTTGCGGAACTCATCCTGCACTTCAGGACTGGCAACGCTAAGGATGGGGCTCGTCATAAAACCACTGAGGACTCGCATCTGAATATCGGGTCGCATCATGTGCTGGGTCACCACAACCTGGCCGGGGGTCTCACCGTTGCCGTAGAGCACCAGGATGTTCTGCACAATCGACTCGTACGCACCCTTCTCCTCGTCCATCCACATGGCGAAGTCCAGACCCTCCTTGAGGGCGAAGATCTTCAGGCCGGTGGGGTCAGTGAGGCCGGTCTTGAGGAGGGCCATTGCCTCTTCCTTGCGGGCCGTCTCGCTACGGGGATTCACCTGCTTCACGCCGAAGCTCAGGTAACCAACCTGAGGCAGGGGGTTGTTCTCAAACGACACAGTGGACTTTTCAATGTCCAGCACCGCGCCGGCAAGGTCCAGGGTGACGTAGTTGACGGGCACCGTGCGGGGGAACTGCACAATGTTCGACACGGCCTGGGCCGTCATTGAGCGGTACATGTTGCCGAATGCGCGCTGAATACCAATCGAGGGATTGGTCATGGCCTTGGTGATCTGCTCGTCCAAGAACTGCAGGCCAGGAGCGCTATCAACGCGGCCCTTCTCCTGCAGAAGATCCTGGACGGGGCTGATCTGCTGCATCACTTCGCGGGCAAACTGGGCTACCTTGCCGGGCGCATCGCCCGCGTTCCACGGCTGGATCGGGAACGGCTTGAAGTTCTCGTTCAGCGGGTCGGGGGTGTAGGTCATCACTCGGAGACCACGGCCCACGTCCTTGAGGAGGGTGCGCTCATTCATGGAGCCCTGCGGCAGAACGAGCACGCCGTAGCGATCGGTGTCGCGGATGTTGTTGAAGAGGCTCTTCATCATGTGCTCGGCCTGTCGGCAGATGCCGAACAGCAGGTCGAACAGGCCGGCTCCGTAGAAAGTGCCGGTATCCATGAAGCGGGCCCAACCGAGGGGGCAGTACATTGCCGAGTCTTCGTACGACTCGTCAACGAGAATCTCGTTACCGCTGGACACAACGTAGCGGACGCAGGTGTCGCGGGGTCCGTTGATCCACAGCTCGCGGATACGGGCCACTTCGTTGACGACGTCGGTGCCTTCTGAGGCTCCTGTCATCACGCCGCTGTTGTTGAAAGGGTTGCGCATGTACGAGCCGGGCTCGTCAAGGCCAAGGTCGGTGGTCACGTCGCCGTGGTCAACCTTCCACCACTCCATCTGATCCTTCTTCTTTGCCGAGATCTTGCCGAACCTCGAGGCAAGCAGGTCGATGGGAACCACGCGCTGGCGGATGATGCCGCTCTGCTTGGTGTGATCCTGGTGCAGAGCGGGGAATGGGAACACCTCACGCGGGTGCACCACTTCAAGATCGGCAGTAAGGCCGACAGTGGGCACATCGGTGAGGTGCCCCATGATTCCGCAGCAACCCAGGGTCGCAAAGATGTGGGCAAAGTCGGAGGTGACCTGCGACAGCTGGTGATCAGAGACCAGCGAGTCGGCAATGATCTGTGCGCTGGAACGCTCGCGGATCATGCGCAGGCTAGTGCCCTGGCGCATAATCTTGGGACGCAGATCCATGGTGGCAATGCGAGCCACCGTGCGGTCAATGATGGAGAGAAGGTCCTGCGACTGGAACTCCATGTTGCCTTCCTTGTCCAGATAGTGGGGGGAGAGGCGGCCGGTAAGCGGGTCAAAGACGTCAAAGCGTCGAGCGCCGTTCAAGTAGTGCCACGCCAGCAACCAGATAGAGCGGCGATAGTTGTAGCGCACACGCTCACGGTCCACGTGCATGCGCATGAACTTGGCAATATCGGCGGGCTTACTTGGGAGACTTAGCGGGCTTCGGGTGTTCACTGGGTGTCCTTTGGGCTGCGCCCTGCGGCTTCCAAGTTGGTGGGATGTCGTCGTCAACCATCGTGAAGTTGCCCGTAAACTTGGGGTCCGGGGTCTCCGATGCAATAGGGCGAGTCACGGGAAAGTCACCATGGGCCCGCCCGTAGTACACACGAGCCATCGCTTCATACAGGAAGTATGGGATGGTGACGTACTGGGAATCAGACTCTGCTTTCACCGTCATTCGTGGGCTCCTCTGGCCTTAAGATATCAAGCACATCATCACTTGGAAGTTTGTTCCAGTCAATCATGGACAGCAAGGCCACCCCGTTGTCCTGTCGTTCCCCGTCCTTCAACCGCTCGAGGGGGGACTTCACCGCCTCGATACCCAGACCGCGCTTGGGCAGGCGGAACTTCAGGATCATGGAGGACATGGCCACCGCGTCCAGGTGGTCGTCGTGGGCAAGACCACCGTCCCGGGCTTCGGGGTTAAACTGCTCCAACTGGTCGAACAAGTCCCGCCACGGCTTGTCCATGCGCTTCCACATGGGGAGTTTCAGGAGTCCGTGCTCGAAGCGGAACAGGAGACCGGAGATCTTGGCTTCCTTCTGGACCATGCCCACCTTGAGGGGCATGATTCGAGGCATGTGCTTGGTGCCGGTGATCTCGGTGGCCCGCTGGCGGACCAGGGTTTCAAGTTGCTGGTAGAGGTTGACCGACTCGCGGACCACCTCGG